TCCGCAAAGGATGTTCACGCAGGAAATTATGGACGATATTGAGCGAGTATTAGCATATTACAAACGCGGTGAGCGTGCGTATACGATTGCTAAAGCTTGCAAGAAGGATGAAGCTTTGCCTGTTGCAAAGGGAAAGTGTAGAATATTTTACGGTAATCCTATATCTCTTACCTTTTTGGTGAGAAGATATTATTTACCAGTTATTCGTTTTCTTCAAATGAATCCATTAGTTTCGGAATGTGCCGTTGGTATTAATTGCCATGGTCCGGAATGGGAGGAATTCCACCATCATGTTATGACTTTTGGTGAGAATAGGTTATTCGGTGGCGATTATAGTAAATATGATCAGAAATTACCTTCGCAATTATTAATAGCGTCTTTACGTATATTAATTGATTTAGCTGAGGTAATGGGTTATAGTCAGGAAGATAGAGACATTATGAGTGCTATGGCTGGCGATATTGTGTACTCCTTGATAGCATTCAATGGAGATTTAGTAGGCTTGCAATCAGGCACACATATTTCGGGCAATTCATTAACAGTGATATTGAACGGGATTAGTGGTAGCCTGAATTTGCGTGCTTATTTTTATACACAATATAGTTCTAGTATTGCATTTCGTGATGCGGCTAAGATTATGACATATGGTGATGATAATATTGGATCTGTTTCAGAAAAATATCCTAATTTTAATATTAAAGGATGTGCTGAATTTTTGGAAACTTATGGTCAAAAATATACTATGCCTGATAAGGATAGTGAATTGATTGATTATTTGAAACCTGATGATTTTGAATTTTTGAAACGATTTAGTGTGTATCATTCCCAGTTGGGTGTAAATATTGGAGCTCTAGTAGATTCAAGTATAATGAAGTCTCTTCATTGTTATTTACGACCCAAGAATGCGCCTCTAACACCCAAGGAGGCGTGTGCCGTCAATATAGATGGTGCTTTACGTGAATGGTTTAACCACGGTGAGGCGGTGTATGAAAAACGTAGGACACAAATGTGTGAGGTTGCTGCAAAAGCAGGTATTACTCACATGTGTACTATGTTAGAAGAATCATACAACGATCGTGTGTTAAATTGGCACGCAACTTATATTGACGAAACTGAGTGATCAGTATAAACATC